CATAGGGGGTACGTTCCTAGATTGGAGTATACACTACTTGTCAGGGCAGACACATTATTTTAATACCGATAGTAATCAGTGGATATTATTGAGCAATAATCCTGTGTCGGCTATCAATGCACACGGGCACGATAAAAACCATCCGCCAGGACTAGAAGCAACAAAGCAATGTTTTGCTCAATTTGACAAACAACAAGGGCAATTGTTTTCAGTTTATCCTTTTTTGTATCCTTTTGAAGTTGCCCCGGGCAAAAAACATGCACACCCAACACACAAGTCAGTTGTTGATGGATGGGAAGCAATTCAACAAAAACGCCAAGAAGACTATTTAGAAATTATCAACTACTGCAATGAACACAATGCAAAAGTCGTGTACATTGCACTAGACCCATCTGCAGTGCTGTATTTTTCATCTTCTAGAAGGTCGCCAAGACCAGACGACAGCAGTGATGATCATCCCATGGATTCTGTATTTTTTAAAAACAGCGTTGACAAATGGGAAAATTTTAACTTAACAGACCGTTGGGATATACGAGAACGGCGTGCATTAGATCTAAGACCGTACGACCATATTTGGCATAATTTTCCTTTAAAAAATACAATATTCAAACAAGCACATGCTTGGGTTGACAGCAGAGAGTTATGGCACAACGGACCGCGTACTCTAACGCAACTTATGGATTACCTAGAGTTAAAAATAGTTAAAGATAGATGGCAATTATGGGAGCCAATATACCAGTCGTGGCAAGACATACAGCTAGAGATATTGAGCTTTGTGTATCGTTGTGACCATATTGTTAACGCGATTGTAAACAACTGGCACTACGATATAGGTGATCTAACACTAGATCAAGAAGCAATTATACAACATTGTTTGATTTACAAACATGGTGTTAATCTCAAAACTTGGCAACTAGAAAAATTTCCACGTAATGCACAAGACATTCATGCATTATTAGAACCAAATGTTCATACAATTGAGTCTCTGTATTGAGACTTTCTACGAAAGTCTATTGATTCGCTTGCGCTCATCAATATGTTGTAGAGCAAAGCGATACTCAGTATCATCTAGATTAATCAGTCACACTTTGCCCGCACAGGGCAAAATTGAAATGCTAGGCATCATCTGAGTAGCACAGTCACTAGCGTTAAAGCGATTACAGAGGCGGTTGTCCGGTACCTCGAGCTCAGTTCTTATCACAACGGCATTTATACCACTCAACGCTAACTGGGTAGTATAAGGTGTAGCATCACTGCTACGTCTTTTTAGCCTTTTAAATTCTTTTCAAACAGCAAAACCGCGGCAATTTGCGATCGTCGTCCTGTCAAGGATAGTTGCTGAGTGCTTGCTAGCGCGGCAAGACTTCCGTCCCTGCGATCCGAGATCCAGGTCTAGGGCACACGATATTGGCTTGTGCGGGCCTTAACTGCTTATAGTTTGTTTAAAATGTGAGAGCCATGCACACGTACTTGTATGTGGCCATTGTAATAATCTGTTGATTCTAATACTTTTCTTAAAAATTGTTCTCTTGCCTCAATGTAACTACATTCAGATTTAGATTTACAATAAAAAAGTATTTCTCTGGAGAAGTTTTCGGTGCCTAGTTTTGTGATATCTGAAGTTAATTCTGGGCTTGACCCATAGTACTCACGCCAGTCTGAGTCGACTTTTGATCGTATCTTTTTCTTCTTCTTTGTGCCGTTTTTTTGCTTAACTGTCTTGTATGTTGTCTTGCTAAATTTTGCTAATTTTTTGCCTATGTACTTGCGACCAGAAAGATTATTTGTGATTAGATAAACAAAGCCCACACAGTCTTCAGGGAGAGATTCCACTAGTTGATTGTTGTAGAGCCAGGTCATTCATTGTAGTTACCTTGTTGTTGCCTGTGAGTGTAAATTTACCATTCAGAAGTGTGTGATGCATCAAGCAAGCGTTCCGGTGTGCACTTGGTTTGACATTCTAAATTGTCAAACTTCAAAAACTCAGTGCTCCAAAATGTATCATTGATAATTTCTTCAAAAGTTTGTGTGTTTAAATTAAATTTGCCTTGCCATGAATCATTGTGTGCGTAGCGATTCGCAGTCCAACAACATGGGTAAAATTCGCCCCGACTGTTGAGAAAAACGCCTTTGCTGCCTATTAAACAAATGCCTGAATAGTTGCCTAGTTGTGTTGCTCTTTTTAAAAATTCAATTTTTAGTTCACTGCCTGGCCTTTTTTTAGAAGTAAGTGTATTAACTACACGCTCAAATCGGTGTGCAGATGCTACTAATGCAGGATCGGTGGGCTCTAACAAATCGTGTGTGCCATAAGCATTGGGGTATTTACTGCCAAATTTAGTAGATTTTGTTAGTTGAAAACTATCAAACCCCAGTGTTTGAGCCTGCAGTTTCATATGCTCAATCTGATCTTGATTGAATCTAAAGGCTATGGCAGCCCAGACAAGATACGTAGAATCGTTGACATTTTTAAATGCTTCAATACCATGGATAATACTGGCCCAGTCTGATCGAACACGATATTGTTGATTGCTGGCGTCACTCCATCCATCTAAACTCCAGTGAACTTCATCATGCGAGTCTAACACTTTTCCTAGATATTCCCACCAATGCACTGGCTTGTGGCTACCGTTAGTTATAATCACAATCTGTATAGTGGGATTGAGTGTTTTGAACCAACTGATAATTTCAATTAATTCTTTGCAATATATAGGATCGCCGTCGTTGCCACAAAATGTAATTTTTTTAATTTGTCTTGCAACATCGACTCCAACTTGATTTTTAAAAAAGTCAAGAGACAACTGTTTGTTTAGCAAACTTTCAGGAACTTCGGCACGTGGACATCTAGGGCATTGTAATGCACAAATACTAGATGCTTCAATGTGCCAGTGATCCCATTTAATCATAATTGAATCTCTCGTTGCCATTGTTGACTAAAACTTGTACCAACCTCTTGCGTTCCACAAGTATTCAAGCACACTGTATTGGGTTGAATACTAGTCCAGGACTGTTGCACTTCTTCAAAATCTGTAACAAAATCTTTTTGTCTAGCACCCAGCCAGCAACACGGACTTAGGTTGCCACGAGAATCAATGTATACACTTTTTTCGTTTAATGCATGGCAATTGACTTTTGTTGCACGTACATTAGGCAACTGCCACCCAAATGGCTGTTCTAATCTGTCAGTGAATCCACGCCGTGATACTTTGGCACGGAACCATTTAAAGCCCATGTCTCTAGCAAGCTGTTCACACTCTTCTACTTGGTGTTGATTGTGGCGATACACTAACATGTCCCAATGAGCGGAACCGCCTGCCTCAATAAATGCCCTGGCATTGGCTATAAGCTTGGCCCAGTTTACATTTTTTCTATAAGTGGCATTGGTATCTTCTAGGCCATCAATACTAAACACAACATAATCTTGTGATTGATTGAATAGTTTACCTAGTTCGTGCCACCAGAAAGTGGTTTGTAGCGCACCATTGGTGTTCATGCCTAGTACAATGTTGGGATTGATCTCACGAAACCAACGATAAATGTTCAAACTATGTTTACCGGCTGCTGGATCACCGTAGTTACCGCACATGAATATTTTATCAAGTTTACGAATATCATCTTCTGAAAAATGTTTTTGTATTTGTTCAATTCCAAGATGATGTTGGAGATCCTTGCGAAAAGTACTGTCAGTTTCGCGAGCACACAGTGCACATGCAGCCTGGCACACATCAGTTGATTCCACATGCAATACTTTTATATCACGCAAGATCTACATCCGTGTTGTAGCTAGTGAAACCATTTTCTTTGACAACTCTCAAAATGTTTTCTACTCGTCCGGCAAGCTCGTCTCTATGACTTACAAGCCAAATACTCTTGTTGCGCTCGCGACTCATTTTCTTTAGCAATGCCAAACTATTCTCTACTCCCTGTGCATCCATGCCTGAATCAACAAGCTCGTCAATGAACAGCACATTGATAGGATGGTACAAACTTTCCCATACATCACGGAATGCCCATGACATGCTCAAGATCAGTCGATTGCGCTCGCCACGAGATAAGTTATCAAAGTCTAAATCACGGCCTAGTTCTGTAATTTCTACGCTCAAGTCATTTTGAAACACAACCTGATGTGGTAATCCGATTCGATCCAGGTAGTGTGTTAGGCGACTGTTGAGATAACTTAAATTTTGATCAATAATTTTTTTACGAACAAAACTATCTTTGCTTGTGAGCAGTTTGAGCAAGAACTCTTGATGGTCCTGCAATCTTGTGAGTTCATTAACAGTATCGTAGGTCACAGTTTGCAAAGCTTGCTTTTGCATGTCGTTGATTTGTTCACCGTAAGGATCTGTTTCGGTTTCTCTTGTGGTTAAATCTTTACGCAGGGTTTCCAAGCTGTTGCGATGATTCAACGCATCTTCTAGTGTATCATAAAACACCTTGGGTGCTGTGCCCAGTTCACCAAGATCATTCAGTTCGTTTTCATGCTCTGTGCGTTGCGTGTCGTTGGCTAACAGTTGTAATGCAGTTTCTTGCAGTGTTTTTTCTCTTTCGGCTTTGATCTTGTCAAGGCTGTCATCGTGGATCTCTGTGCCACAAGCAAAGCAACGGTGTGCTGCCATGGCCGCTAGATCTTTTTTGAGCTGAGCCATTTGCTTTTGCAGTTTGACATCATCGGATGCAATGCTTTTGATCCAACGATTGGCTTCGTCAATTTGTTTTTTCTTTAAATAAAATGCATCAAGATCACGATGACTTTGAATCTCAATGTCAATATCAATGTGTTCTAGACTGTTAATTGCAGTTTGTAAATTGGCACAATCTTCTTGTTGTTTTTTACCCCATAGTATCTGACGTTTTTTTAAACTTTCAATTTGCTCTTCGATACGTTTGTTGGCTTCTTGTACAGCTCGAATCCGCATTTCTTCTTGTGAGATGGCATCTTTGGTTGCACGATTTAACTCTTTAATTTTGTCAGCACGTTCGCTCAACAGTGTGATGCCTAACAATTGTTCAATGATGGCACGTTGGTCATTGGCCTTGAGACTTAAAAACGGTTCGGTATAAGTGTTCAATGCTAGAATGTGTTTGAACATTTCGTGACTCATGCCCAACAATGTTTCAATAGCATGCTGTGTTTCTCTACTGTCACCTTGAGCATTGTCATCACTTTCTTGTTCTTTGTGATTGATATAAAATTTCAAGATGCCTGGTTTACGCCCACGTTCAATGCGATAGTCTTGCCCGTTGACACTGAAATCCAAACACACCAACATGTGTTTTGCATTAGTTTTGTTCACAAGATTGTCCTTGCGAATATTACTCAGTGCTTGTCCATACAA